AACTCACTTTCATTTTCATCAAAACCAATCCTTGAAAAACCTAATTTAGCTAAGAGGTTTTCATGTCCGGGGTAGTTTATTTCCTGCGGATAAATAGTATAACAATGGTCGCAATATCCTATTTGATTTTGTTTTTCTAATTCAACAAATTTACAGAAATTATTTTCATTTATGACACTAAAGTTTTTCTTTTTACATCTACACGTCCAAGCTGCGCCCCATCGCCCCCACATCTGACCACCCCACTCGTCGTTAAAGTGGGTAGAAATCATAGTTAAATTATCATAGACAAGTGGGCCTTGATACAGATGCATTGTATTAGGATATTTGTCTATAAACTCAAATAACTTTTCTAATGTTTGTACAACTGGACATAATAAAACATGACAATCCATAACAAGAACAAAATCAGTTCTAGCTTCTTCAATTATTTTATTTCTAGTCGCAGAAGTCCCTTGGGAATCTGGAAAGTCTATAACTCTAAATTTTGCGCCGAGTCCTGTTCCGGCTTGTAAATTTTTAACGGCTTGCGCGTGTTCGTTATTTTTTGCGTTTTCAATAACTACAAATTCAAGCCTGTTAAGCAAGTCCTCTCTTTTGTTGAATCTTAACTCTTTAATAATATCCTGAATACTAAAGTAAGCACCATGAAAGTCCGTATGATGCGCCATTCCTATAGTTATTTTCCTCATTAATTTTCCTTATGCTTAAATCCTAATTATTATGTTTATGGAATTTTTGTATAAGTGTCCGTATCACAATCGTATGTAAATGTTACAGTAGATCCCTCAAACGGTACATCGTCATAAAGATTACCCACGGTAGTTGAATTTAAAGTACTACAGCTGTACGTGTTGCTACAGCTTCCATCGCAGGGGCTATCAGTACCAGAGTTAGACCAACTACCACCCGAGTAAGTCCAAGTGCAAGTAATTAGGCATGGCGATGACGTAGTGGTTGTTGTTGTTGTTGTTGGTTCACAAGTCGTTGTAGTAGTAGGCTGAATGGTCGTAGTTGTTGTTGGCGCACTCGTTGTTGTTACAGGATTTGTAGGCGTACAGCTAACCCAAATAGGTCTCCATTCAGTGCTATGTTTAGCAAATTGAGCATATGTACCGTTATAAATAGTTAAGTTAACATCTCTGTTTACAGCATAATAAAGGTCGCCATCTTCACAAACTCCATCACACGTTCTTTTTTCTCTGAACAACCCGGAAGTAGGGTTACAAAAAGAAGTTGGTGCAGCTACATCTTCTGTAAAGAACCCTTCAGCAAAACGTTGTAATCCAGAACCTGAAGGACAAACACTATCTCCGTTAACAGTTAAATTACCGTAAATCTCAACATCTCTAAAAAACCCGTCCCACCTAAGCTCAGGCGTTCCAAGGTCAAGTCCATCAAAACATGGTATTATATTTGATTTAGACTCAACTGTGTCGGAATCAGGAAAGACTAACTGGCCGTTGACAGACCTCCAAGCTCTATTGTCGTTCCCAAGATGTGAAACCCTAGTTGTGGTTGGCGACACATCTCCAGAAACCTGAAGAGTTCCATAATTATGTAATTCGTTTGTACCAATGGCAAGCTTTAATTCTTCTAAATCGCCACGAAGTAAAGGTGTTCCAGAACCGTCAAGGCACTCAATGTCACACCCAGATGGATGAGAACCCAAGAAAAACTGATAGCTATCATTGGGGTCAATATAATGTCCAGCGCCTAAGCCAATAGCTATATTATAGCTGCCTCTTCTGAGTTTAGAAAGAGTATTATTTCCAATAGCAACATTCCCATTTCCTTCTACGTTTCCAACTATCGCGCCAGCGCCTATAGCAGTATTGCAATCTCCGTCTAAGTTGCAGCTAAGTGAAAGAGAACCAACGGCAGTGTTATTATCTCCATAAACATTTCCGTTCATAGAGAAAAAACCTACAGCAGTATTGTCACTACCACTTTCATACGGAAGGTCTAGATTGCCTAAAGAATTTATGCCGACTCTTGTTTGCCTATACTCAGCAGATTCTATATTGAGTGCTTTTACACTATGCAACTCAAGAAATCTATGGCTAGAATCAACAGCATTTATAAATGTATCCCTAACGTCTTTAGGAGATATCTGTTCTGTTGAATTGTCTGGTAGGTAATTATCTAAAGATAAAATAAAATCATTTTCTGAGTACTCAGCCATAACCCTACCTTAATTAAATTTGATTTTAAGATTTGTCACATCAAACTTTACGGCATCACCTTTATATACAATTCTAGGATTAGTTAGCTCAGAGTGCATTAAAAGGTTTCCAGATCCATACTGGGAATCATCAGTAATGGCTATACCGGAAACAAAACCCCAGTCTATAAGAGCTTTTTCAAAAACTATAGAACCTGAATTTTTAATTAACCCACTTCCATAGTCATGATCCTGTTGTTCATAAATCCAAGTGGTATCACCTTGACTAGAAGGGTCTCCAAGATCTATTCTTGCATAGCCAGTGCCGCTACCATTAATTCCACTTGGAAGTTCAGGAATTGTTTCTCCGGTGTCAGCATCTACAGGTACTCCGCTACAAAGAGCAATGGCGATCTTGTCAGGCTTTAAGAAAACTTCACTTTTAAATATATGATGTAATAAACCAGACTCTAAATAGTCCGACAATGCTGTACTCATTATTAACTCCTGATTTCCTAAATATATAGAACATTTGTTGTATTATACACTAAAAAAGGGTTCCCTCCTAAAAAAGAAGGAACCCTCTATAAAATTTACATTTTAGTTTTTAACTTAGAATGAACCCAAGAGGATTCTTCTGTTGTCAAGAACGCCAAAGCCGAGTTCAGCGAAACCGTAGTAACCTGCTCTCTGCTGTCTGTGAAGAGTAGGATCTTCAAAGACTTGAACAGCTTGCTTCATTGGCATAACAAAGCTGTCGTTAGCACCTTGGTCAAGACCAATTACCAACTCAGAGTCGCTAGTAGCTACACTACCACCAAGAGAATTGGTGAAGAAGTCTTGATATTCTTGACCTTCGCCAAGTTCGTCAAGATCGTGAAGCGCTACACCAAAGACGTTGGTGATTGGAGCGCCGTCGCCACCCGCATTATAGATAGCGGTTCTGGTTGCGTCAGAAATCTGATCGAATCCCCAGTTGCGGACATCTTCAAGAGCTTCTGGCGAAACGTACATGTCGGTCAAGCGACCGCGATTTGCGGAACCAGTGTTGCCGCCAGCGTTACGACGCATAACGGTTTGCATCAAGCTAACAAGCCTCTTGGAGAACATGCCAGCAGTTGCATCGCCGTCGTAAACCAAAATGTTACGATCAACACCGGCAGCAAGAAGGGTGTGCCAACCATCGTCATTCATCTTCTTGACGAAACCAGCTTCCAAAACTTGCATGGCGCGACCGACAATATCCCAACGAGCTTCGCGAGCAAAACGAAGCAAGTAATCAATACTGCTTGTGATGCTGTAGGTTGGGATCATAACGTAATCACCTTCGACTGATCTCTCAGGCACGCGACCGTGACCGGGATTAGTGAAAGCAACATGCTCACCTTCAAGTCCGGGACTGATAAGATCCAATGGATACTCAGTGCTTCCGCCCGGCTCGACTTGGATAGTCTCGAAAATATTTCCAAGAATATTGCCAACCAAAACGCCTTTGCGCAGTGGGAGTTCTAAAGCTTTTGCGAACTCTCTTTGAGCAGCAAATGCTACATTTTGATCATTATCACCAGAGCGGCGAAGCAATGTGATAAACTCTTCACTTGGTCTTTCTTTATATGACATTGTATTTATCTCCTTTAAGGTGTTAATTAGGATACGATTCCGGGGAGGTTGACGTAGAGTTTAGCATAGCCGTCTGCGTCTTTTTGGGACATCCAACGACCAACAGCCAAGCTTCCAGAGCTACCCGGGGCAACATTGGTCAAATCGCCAGCCTCAGAAGCTGAAACGTAAGCGATATCACCAGCAGCTGGATCAATGCTAGTTTCGATCATGTTGGTTACAACCCAACCACGAGTCAAAACAGTAACCTTACCACCTTTTTGAACTTCATCCTTGTATTGATTAAGGTGAGTTCTGGTCAAGTCCTTGTTGACAACATCGTTAAGAAGGATTCCAACTGGTACACCAGCTGTTGCGTACTTAACTTTGTTTCCGCCTTGATCCATAGCTGCGCCAGAAGCAACAGCCGCATCAAGAACGACAGCGCCACCACGGGTGGCAGTACCCTCATTGTAGAAGAAACTGATGTCAGTTGATTCTTCATATCTATCTGCTTTAAGAGCCATAGTTTTAATCTCCTATTTTAATTACTTTTGTGAGAAAACGTTATTTGAAAGCCAGTCGGCAATACTTGCGCGAGTAGACTCAAGCTGGTCATCAGAGCTTTCGGTTACAAGAGTAGCTTCAGATGTTTCTACTTCTTCAAAAGCTTCTGGGGTGATTTCCTCTGCTTCAGCTTCTTCGTCATCAGCTTTAGCTTCTTTTTCCTTTTTCTTTTCAAGTGCTTCCTTTAGCGCAGGAGGCATACCAGCTTCTGCTTCTTTTTCTTTCTTTTTCATGTCACCATGCTTATCAGCTTTTGGCTTTTTACCATACATAGCAACAACAGAATCAAATGCTTCATCAGCAAGACCATCAAAAGCAGCAAGAGCGGCATCGACATCTTCTGCGTCAAAGCCAGCCTCTACAAGAGCAGCTTTACGCTTCTCCATCTTTTCCTTTTTCTTCATCTCTTCCATATGCTCTTTAGCAGATGTAAGTTCTTCTTGAGATTTAGCAAGAGCATCTTCAAGTTCAGCAACGCGAGCTTGAGTACTCTTGATGCTTTCTTCAAGTTCAGCAATGCTTGAATCTTTTTCTTGAATATCAGCTTCAAAAGCTTCTACCTTGGAAGCAAATTCTTTATCTTTTGCTTCTTCAATTTGAGCTTTAATAGCTTCATTCTCAGACTTAGCAGTAGCAAGTTCAGCGCGAACTTCTTCCAACTGCTTTTCTAGCAAATTATCTGACATATTGAATTCTCCTATGTTAAAATCAGAATTGTCATCTAAATTGAAAGCAACACTCTTTAAAATAACACTTCTTGGATTTGCTGGCTTGGAGACAAGTCCTTTACCAGAAAAAGCAATGTTAGAAAGTGCGCGACCTAGTTTATAACCTTCATATTCTCCACTTCCGCCATAAGCTCTAAGGTGTTTTGTTAAGAAAGATGACTCCTCATCTCTAGCTAAAATTTTCTTATCGCCATTAATATTAGTTAAGGCGTAATCAAATCCAGCAAACAAACACTCCATAGAAACATACCACTTACCTTCACCTATCTCTGAGATTATTTTTTCCATTCTTTCGCGGTTTTCGTCACCAGTCCAGCTATTATAAAGAACAGCTTGAGTGATAATGTCAAAATCTTCAGGCATTTCTGCGTCATCTGCAACAGCCTTTCCATCTTTTGTCAAAACGTAACTTCCAGTTATATGTCCAATGATATCATTCTCATCGTGCATAAAATTAAACTGTTTGTCTTCAGGTGTGTTTCTGGCTGCCCAAGTTGCCTCTGGCAAAAACACATCATCGTTTTTATTCCAACCGCAAGAAACAAGAACAGACTCTAAATAGTAAAGGTCTATTTGATCTTTATTTTCAGCAAAAGCTCTGTCGGCAATAGTCACTGGAACTTTAAAAGCGTCAGCTTTAATAGCCTCGGAGCAATACGCAACACTGGCGGTACTTTTAACAAGTTCGCCAATGCCGTCATTTATTTCGTTTTGGAATATTTTTATAGTCATAAATTACCTCTAAAATAAATATACACTAAAAATATATTTTTTAAAAAAACGGCTATTTTTGGGCTAAGACATAATCAATATACGCAGCAATAGCTGACCTTTTATACTCATCTATAGACATGTACTCTGTACTGATTTTGTTTTCTTCAAGATGTCTTCTAAACAACTCAGGCATTCTCTTGTTGCCATAAAGTGTATTTTTAAAGTCTTCATCTTTTATTTGTGATAAAGGCTTAATATTTAAAAGTACATCCATTTTCATCTTTTCAAGATCTGAAACCTGAGCTTTAGTTAAAGATCTCATATTCTTCTTTTTGTTTATAGCCAAAAATGCCTTATTGAATTTTTCTGAAATACAATCATATGAACTATTAGCCCATAATATAAGTTCAGCGACTCCCGGTGTAGACTTTGGCGTTTCTACCCTTTGTTTTCTTGGTCCTTCGTCAAGCTTGTTTGGTGGGCGACCGTTAGGATTTACGGGCTTTTGCTTTTCTTTTCTTTCTGCAACTTTCTCGTTTATTTCAGCTTGTTTGTCCATTTTTTCTATCTCAAAAGCTTTTTGTGGATTATGAAATGGGCTTGCTTTTTCAGGTAGTTTATCTGAATTTCGAGCTTTTTCTTCTCTTCTAAGCCTCATTTTTTCTACAGGTGCAATTTCTTTAAATCTGTCAAGAACCGTTTCGTGAGAAATTATATCTCTATCTGCAAGTTGTATAAGTAAATTTTTCTCTGCTGACTCGTCGGATAAGCTCATTTGATCGTAAACAACATGGAAGGGTTTTCTAAAACCCATTGCCTTTCTTACTATCTCTAGTTCTCTTTCCCAGAACTTTGTTAGTTGATCTCTACCATATTGGAGTCTTTCAACCAATGTTTTTAAAGATATAAAGTTATTGGTAAATCCACCACCGTTGTTAGCCATTCCAGTTAGCGTTGGAGGCACACCAAGTCCAGCATATATACTATTCAGTACAGATGTATATTTTTCAGAACCTAAGAATTTATAGACTTGACTATTGGATTCGCTATATGAAAGCTCTGGACCCCATACTAGCTCCATAGTTCCGCCGCCAACATTACTAGCTAAAATGTTTCTTAATTTATTAATTGCAGCTTTATTTGGCAAAATCTTATGATCTAAATTACCAAGTGTCCACAATCTAATATTTGAAATAGCACCGTCAAGGGCAGACATGTCAGCTAATCTCATTTTTTCAAGCATGACAATATCATCAAGAATAGCATAAACAAGAGGGTTTGCCCATCTTTGCCAGTCATCTTTCTTGTAATAAAATATAGATAGTCTTTCTTTATCTAATTGTATTTTCTTTTCACCATTCTTAATTGACTGTTTAATAGAAGGCGGCAGAGTGTCTAAGACATGTGCTGGTATAGAACCTTCTTTAAAATTGTCTAAAAAAGCACCCGAATCAATTTCATAATTTCTAACACCCAAGAACATATTAATGTTACCGTTCTTCATGTCAATATTAAGCGGGTTAAAAAAATTATATCTCCAAGGTATTTGATTACGCTCTATCTCTGGCAACTCTACAGTAATATCATTAGCCATAGATTTAATATACTTAGTAATGTCTGGAGTTATATTGGCATTACTTCTATAAATTATTGTTTGTCCGGTTCTATAAAGGTTGTTTAAAAATCTTTCAGATCTTTCTTTGCCATCAATTTTTTTCCACCACTGTTTACCAAACTTTTCTACACTTTCATTTTCGTGAACAATGTTAATTCCTTGACACCCAAAATCGCCCATCAAATCAATAATGTTACGAATTATACCTACTTTGTCATAAGCGTCCATGCACATTTTGATAATGCGCTTTTGCTTTGTTGGCACTTGCTCTTCTGGACGAAAAGCGTAATAATCATTGTAGCCAAAAGAAGGACGCGCAGAACGATTTGGCTCAATATCTATAAAGTCCCTATGGAAACGAGAAGCTTTTGATACGCCCTCGTAAGCATCTATAGATCCAGAAAACTGCTCAAAAGCATCTTTTTTGCTTTGTTGATTACCTTCGTCCCATGTTATCATATGATTATCGTTCATTGCTTCTCCAGACAATTGAAATGTAATTGGAATACATTTATATTATACACGTTAATAGACATCTTTCATAGAATTTGTAAACCAACTAGGTCCAATATACATATCTTTTTCTTTTTTCTTAGATTTGGTGCCTGTAGCAAACCCTCCATAGAAAGTATACTCCGCTTGTTCTGGCGTTCTGTCTATAATCCTAGCTGCCATATTAGCCATAAGCAAAGAAGAATACCTATCCTTTCTTTGTTTACCTTTCTTTCCAGTGCCAACCACAGTTTCTGGAGTGTCCCACTTATCTCGACCGGATGTAGTTTGAGTAATCTGTATCATAGCAAGTTCATCTTTTAGTTCTTCTATCTCCATAACACACTGCTCTAAAGTGTCAAACATTCTACCTTTCATTTGATCCTCTGCGCTTGATATACCAAGACTTACAGAGTCAAACCTTGGAAATAATAAAGCTTTATCCTCAAAGTCTTTTCTCATTCCATGATTTGCTTCGGCTAGCCAATCGTGTTTTGCAAATTGACACAACTCTAAAATGTGTAGCCCTTGTTCTCCATCTGTATCTTTTGGTTTATCATCGTTTATCGTCGGCCAAATAGGTAGTTCACCTTCTTGAATCTTATCTTTATCGTGCAATCCCTCCATTACAGCAATACCGCCACCCTGAGCATCTAGCGATATATGGCAGCAGGGAAATAATTTCATAAGATCACGAATCTTCCTAACGCAATATGCGTAAAAGTCAGTCTCTTTAGAATAACCTCTTTTAACCTTTTCTTTATGTTCACCTCTATTGGTGGTCCAGCAGTGAACTATTCTCCTATGCCCATTATGTAATTCTAATACGACAATACTAAAGTTATCTACCTCAGAAGCGGGGTCGATACCAAATACATATTTTTTATCTTTATCACCCATAAGTTTAGCTTCAAATACTATAGGTTTTTTATCTATATTTAATATATGTTTATCATTCTCAGTACCTTCGTTTGCAACACAAGACTCTATCAATGTTCTTTTGAAAAAGCCTTGTGAGTCCCTTGTAAAGCAAGCGCCAAACTCCATTTGATAGATACCTGCATGAACCGTCGCCTTGGATCTGGCAACCTGTGAAGCGTCCATAAAGCCTTCTGGAAGTAATTCATAAGGTATACGTATAACAGAGTAGTCTCTCCAGTTAAAATCTTTTGGCGGATCTTCTCCAAATATATCTCTAAGTCTATTTGCTTTTCCTTGACTTTTAATTATAGCTTTCCATTTTTTCCAGTAGTCAGCAAAGTGGTTAAAATCATAATATGCAGTACCACTTAATATAATTTGGTTGTCTTTCTTTTCTATGACATCATCATTTTGATCTTCTATTTCTATTCCAAGTTCTGCTGCCTTTTTCCTTGCTGCAATTTTCTTAACATTCTCAATAGGGTCCGAGCTAACAGCAGCGAAACCAGCAACAACCGTCTCAAAAATATCTCTGGGTATAGAAGCAAACTCATCAGAAATAATGTCATTAGCACGCTGACCACGAATCTTTTGTCCATCGCCAAGGGGGAGGCAAGTAACGCGAGATTTATTAATACGCATAACACAGCGGTCAACATCACGTCGCGGGCCTGAGTTCGCATCGCACATACTCCTTAGAATTGGGGCATTATTCCAAATTGTTTCCATGTACTCAAACAGCACTTTGGACTGCCTAAAAGCAGCACCTACAACCACCACCTTTCTTTCTGGTAGTATCAATGCTCGTATCATTGAGTATAACGATAGTATAAATGATTTACCAAAGCCACGACTAGCTATGAGCATAGGGAATTTTCTATTCCACATCTCACATAAAAATAAAGCTTGTGATGGTAGAATGTTAATATTAAATACATGCTTGCATAGAAAAGAGAAGTACTCTGGCCTAGTCATTAGCCATATTAAACGTAAGTGATAATCTTCGTCATTAAACGACA